GCTCAACCAGCGGTCAGACATATACGCTGTATAACAGCCTGATGAAACCTACAGCCGGTGACGTTGAGGCACTGTCGGTTAATGGAGGACGGCTAAACGGTGCGTTAGGCATTGGTACTGATAATGCGCTTGGCGGGAATTCGATTGTATTTGGCGATAATGACACCGGATTTAAGTGGCACAGTGACGGTGTTCTGGGTATTTATGCCAATAATGCTCTGGTCGGTTATATCGACAATTCCGGGCTGCACATGTCAGTAGATGTTCTCTCTAATGGTGCCATTCGCGCAGGTAACGCAAAAAAACTGTCACTGACGAGTAATAATAATTCGACAATGACAGCCACGTTTAATTTATGGGGCGACGCAAACAGGCCAACAGTTATTGAACTGGACGACGATCAGGGGTGGCATCTGTACAGCCAGCGAAATCCTGACGGTTCGATTGTCTTTACGGTCAATGGAGATATCACCGCTAACACGCTTCGTGCAGGCGAGGCCATCTATCAGAATAACGGCGACATCTTTGGTTCTGCCTGGGGTGGCTGGCTGAGTAACTGGATTAATAATAATTTCGTCAGGGCGGTCAGACTGGGGCCACAGGCGATTTCCGGCGGTTTATGGCGCGATTATCAACTGGGCGGCGGTAATGTTGTCACAGGGTTCCATACTGACGGTAGCTGGGAAATGGAAGGTGATGACGACAAGGTCTATTACCGTCCCGTTCAGTTTCTTGTTGGTGGCACATGGATAACGGCATCGAGCGTGTAATGAGGACAATCATGCAGAATATAAAACACTTTACGCCTTATGAACCGGAATCACCGGCATTCCCCGGTGCGGCATACCTTAAATCAGAGGATGGTCAGGACTGGTACGAATGCCAGAAACGTTTTGCAGAAGACACGCTGAAGTTTACTTACGACGACAACGGCGTCATTACCTGTATTACGCGGGATGTTTCGGGGTTATGGCCGTACAATCGCAGCGTGGCGGAAGTGCCTGATACGGAAGAAAACCGTCGTGCTGACATATCCGGGAGATGGCGCTTTGATGGTGCAAATATTACAGACCTCATGACCCCGGATAAAGCGCGCGAACAGAAAGCCCGGGAGATTGAGGCATGGCGTAATATTCAGGAAAACGCGAATTACGTTTTTGCGTTCAACGGCCGCAACTGGGACTACGGCAAGGCCACCCAGGAACGATTAAGCCTCTCCGTTCAGATGGCAAAAGCCAACAAATTACCGGACGGATTTATCTGGACGGACGCCGATAATAATGACATACCGATGACGTCTGGCGAGCTGATTAACCTCAGTGACGCTATTGACCAGGCGATGTTTACCAAAGGTCTGCAGATTCACATGCGCCAGCGGCAGATGAAAGAAGAGCTGGAGAAGCTGACCGACGCACAGGCTGTTATGGATTACGTTGTCGGCTGGCCCGAATAAAAAAAGAGGCTGCCTCCGTGAGAAAGCAGCCAGTCAAACACTTCTGGAAGGAAAATTAACATTATAGGAATACCGACATATTCTTTTCACATGCAGACCGGTTTAGTCAATGAGTAAATTTACCACCCCCGCGATTCTGGAGATGCTGGAGCACTACAGATGGCGCGTGTACGAACCGTTTGAGTTTTACCTGAGCGACGATAACAGCGATGTTATTGAGGTGCCTGCCGGTTTCGTTACCGATCTCGCCACCATTCCGCGCATCTTCTGGGCGTTCATGCCACCGGACGGTAAATACGCCAAAGCGGCGATTATTCACGATTACCTGTACGACAACGCACTACGCACGAAACAGGAAGCTGACCGGATATTCCTTGACGGGATGAAGGTGCTTGGCGTACCGCGCTGGAAAAGGACGATCATGTATTGGGCGGTGCGGTTATTCGGCAGGGGAAACTACCGCCGCCGCCAACAGACAGCCTGAAACAGGGCCTGACAGCCCACTATAACAACCCGGAAATCGCGCCGTTTACTGAATCATACGCCGCGCTGGCTTTATCCTTCAGGCCGTTCAGTAAATCACTGACAGAAGAGGACTGTAGCCGCTCCCGCATATCTTCATCGCATCGCTGAAAGCTTATCGAAAACTCAATCTTTTTTGCCTTCCCGTAGCGGTCAAGTTCCGATCGTGTCGTTTGCAGCCCGGTGATGACATACATGCCGTAAATTTGCCCCACACCATCTATCAGGGGCCACGGTCGCCCCGTGTAGGCCTGCGTGGTCAGCACAGAAAGCGACACCTCACCGCCCGTAATTTCCGGGTAAAGCACCCCGGAAAGCGTGATCTGATCATCTCCCGCGCCGATGTACTGCCAGCTTGCAGAGCGGTTAATGCGCTCGTTTTTAACGTGCCGCCAGGTCTTGTGTTGCTGTAGCTGTTGATGTGGAAGCGTCTTCAGCTCAAAAACAAACATACCGTAAACCATCATCATAACGTCACCTCACTTAATCATTATCCAGGAAGCTGGCGCGCCCGGTTCGGGTTAATTTATTCAGTTCAGCTTTCACCGCTTCTCCAACCATTCTCGCCAGTTCGCGGGGGTTCTGCGTGACCACGTTATGCAGGTGAACGTGAATTTCACCATCAAACCCCGCCGCCGCAACGGTACGCCCGCTGTTCCCGCCAACCGGACGACGTATCGCCTCAACAACTGGACGGGAGGCGGCAGCCACCACCGGGGCGAGCTCAGGGGCGACGGTGACAGTCGAACCGGCAAGCCGTGATTCCTGCCATGCGCCACGAACGGCCAGCGCACGCGGCAGGTTTTTAAAGACAATATCGCCGGGGCCGATGCGTTTCGTGTTATCGGCGGTAGCCTTCGTGTTGTCAGCGATATTGTTCAACCGGCGAAGCGTGCCCTGATCGGGCATCAGCGGCTTGCCTGTGCCGGGCGGCGTTGTGGTTCCCGTATCGGCTTTTTTCGGTGCGACTTTTGCCAGATCGCCCGCAAGAAGAGAAACTTTGGCATCAAGCAGCTCGTTGCGCTTTAGTTCTTCCGCTTTCTGGCGGGCGCGCTCAATACCGTCAGGAATAAGCCCCAGCTTCTCAAGTACCCAGCCAAGCGAATCAAGTAGCAACGTCATCGGGCCAAGAACCAGCGTCTGAATAAAACTCCCTACTACCTTACCGAAAGTTTTTCCGGCACTGGTGCATTTTTCCAGAGTCTCTTTTGACGTGGTGGCCGGTTCCAGCAGGCGTGTAAACCAGTCCCGGACAGATTTGATCCCGTTACTAATCGCATCAAATACCGGCAATAACGCAGAAAACGCTTCCCGCAGCGGTGTCAGCGCCTCCCACACCCCGGCAAAAACCCGGTAAAAAACGCTTTAATCGGTTCCCAGAAGCGCCAGATGAGCAGACCCGCAGCCACGAATGCCGCCCCGATAAGCCCGATCGGACTCAGTAACAGCGAAATCGCGCCGCCAAGCATGGACACGGCGCCGGTAATCACACCCCACAGTGTCGGAAGCCCGGACAGTCGCAGAGCAAGCCCGGCAACCCCGCGAAGAAGAGAAAAAAACCGCCGCCCGTGGTGAAGTGAAAACAGACAGTAGCATCCCCCGCAGTGGCCCAAGAACTCCCGACAACCTTCCCGCCCCGGACGTCACTGACGAGAAGACAGCAGACCAACCCTTAACACTCCCCATCGGGCCGCCAATAACCGCCCGCAACCGGGTAAAGAGCGGAATGGCGCGCCCAAGCCCTTTAGTACCAGTCAGTAACGCGAAGCCAAGTTTCAGTTTTGCCACTGGCCCCAGCAACAACCCGATAGCCAGCGACAGCCCGCCAGTAATCGCGGTAACGGCCAGCGCACTACCGCCGACAGTCAACAGCGCCTTCGTCAGACCGGGATTTTCCCGCGCCCATGCCGTCATCGCGCCGACAACGTCGCTAATCCCCTGAACCAGTCCACGTAATGGCCCGTCAACCAGCTCTTCAATCTGAATACGGAACCCTTCCCACGCGCTATCCAGATTCTTTAAATCGCCGTCGAGGTTATCAGCCATCTTTCTGGCGACCGTCGCAGATTCCCCCTGCGCCTTCTTCAGTTCCCCGAGTAATTTTTGCAGTTCACCACTGCCCGCAGACTGAACCAGCGCCTGGAAAGATTTGGCGGCTTCTTCCCCGGCAATATCTTTAAAGAAAGACAGTTGATCGACGTCGCCGTACTTATGGACAGCTTTATAAATATCAGCCAGCACCACTTCAGCCGGTCGCATTTTTCCGGTTGCGTCGGCAACGTTAACCCCTAACTCCTTCAGGGCACTGGCGGCTTTACCCGTTGGCGCGGCCAGACGTGAAAACGTGGTTTGCAGTCCAGTGCCGGCGATGCTGCCACGCAGCCCCACGTTTGCCATCACGCCAATCATGGCGGTTGTCTGTTCCACACTGACACCAAGACCGGCCATACCCGTACCGGCATATTTCATCGCCTCGCCAATGTTGGTCAGATCGGTGTTGGTGCGGGTAAATGCGGCGGTCAGTACGTCACTGACCCGATCCATCTCTTTGGGATCGAGGTGGAATTGCGAAAGAATATTTGACCCAATATCAGCGCTTTCGCCTAAATCCATGCCGCCAGCCAGCGCCATATTCAGCACGCCGGGCAACGCAGCCTGTATGGCCTGCGGGGTAAAACCGGCCATTGCCAGAAACGCCTGACCGCTGGCGGCATCCCTTGAGGTGAATTGCGTTTCCGCGCCCAACTTTTTGGCCTGTTCACGCAGCGCAGCAAACTGCGGATCGGACTTATCCAGACGGGTAAGCGCCCCCACGCGAGCGACCTCCCGATCGAAACTCACAGCAGGCGCCAGAAAACGCCCGGCACCATAACCGGCAGCGGTAGCCGCCCCCAGCGCAACAGCACCGCCCCCGCGCAGTCTTCCGGCGACCTGTTGCATACGGTCATATTGCGCCCGCGCCTTTGCCACGCGCGCCAGCATCTGCCGCTCATGCTCCAGCGTCTGGTTGTACTGCTCAGTACGCCGTATGGCGCTTTGAATAGTCCGGTCACTGCCTGAAAGCGTGATGCCGTGTTTCACCATCTCGCGGCTGGCTTCCCGCAGCTTCTCTTTCTCGCGAGTACGCACCTCATTCAGGCGGTCAAGCTTTGCCGCCAGTTGTACGATATGTTCGCGCTGCTGGTCAGTCATGGCGTTGCCCGCCTGTTGTGACTGCCTCAGCCCGTTAAGCTCGCGCTGCGTCTTCTGAATTTTTTCAGTCGTTTTAGTGAAGTTCTCGCGCAGACGGGAAAACGCCCTGGACTGCGTGCCAAGCGTTTTAATATCGGTCCGGGTTTTTTGAGGGAATCAGCAAGACCGCCCACACTCTGGCGGGCAGTCTCTACAGGACGGGTGAGTTTATCGATCGCGCTGAAAGAAACGCGGATATCAAGATTTTTCATTGTCGCGGGCACCACTTCTGAGCGCCGCCCGCTCACGCCAGGCCACCACTTCTCCCGGATTCATCATGAAGATTTCAGCAGGCGGCCAGTTAAAAACAACGGCGATATCAGCAACCAGATCTTCAATCCGGTCAAACTTAACCACCGTGATTAGTCGTCCGTCTCCGCCCCGTTCGGTACTCCAGAGGCCGTAGGCGTCAAAAAAAGGGACGATGGCCGTGGACAGCGCGATAAAATCAGACGTCGCAAGCGATCTGATCTCGCTTTCCTTCAGGCGTGGAGACGTCACACGCGCAAACAGCGTCACCAGGGTATCCGTTTTCATATTGAGCACGTCTGACAGCGACAGTCCGCGCAGTGAGCCTGATTGCCTGATAGCGTCACCAATCTCAACATACGTAATCGTTTCATCCCCGCGCACAACCGGCTGGGCCAGCGTAACCCCCTTCACCGGGGCAGTGGCTTCAGTGGTGATGTCAACGCCATATTCAGCAGATTCTTTTTTCATTGTCATTTCTCCGGGCGGCATACAGCACCGCCATTAAATTAATCAGTTCATACCCAGCGCAGAACGGGCGCGATCGGGGATCATATTTTTGCCGTCTTTTTTGTAGATGAAATTCAGGTTATCAATTTCGATAAGCTCCTGGTCATCAACAGACAGCTTGTAATAGGTGTTTTTGATGGCGTAGGTGTGCGAGGTATCCTCACCCTGTTTGACCTCACCCATATCGATTTCCGTAATTCGCCCGCGCATCTCAATCTCACACACGCGACTGTCGCCACTGGTGTACAGATACCCCACAAAGCGCAGCTTCAGCTCGTCGATGTCGCCGCCGTACTTCCTGATAACGCCTGGCATAAAGCCGCCAAAAACGGCGGTGGCATCCAGCGCGCCATCATCAAGGCCAAGATCAACCGCAACTGACCCCATCATGCCGCCGCCGCGATAGTTTTCGGTCTTGCGCGTCACTTTTGGCAGGGTGAGCGACGTCACTTTGCCGATCTCGTTTTCCCCGTCAATAAAACAGGTAAAAAACTGGATTTTATGTGGAACAGACATTTACACACCTCCCAAAGACGCAAATGCAGGCCCGAAAAATTCATCCGTGAACGTCTGGTACAGTGTCAGATCTTCCAGTGGCGGAACCGGCGTATATTTGTAGCGAATACGCACGCGTCCCTGTCGTAGCCCCGTCGTGCTGTTATCCACCACGTCATACCAGCATGACGCCCCGATAAGCCGCCCTGACGTCACCAGCGCGCTCAGTTTCGCCCGTATGCCGCTCAGTACATCCTTAGCGTTAACTGGCGTCAGCGGCTCGTCTATCGCCTCAAATTGCGCTTCTGCGATAGTGTCAGCCAGTACTTGCGCGGTACGCGTATACACCTCAAAGATATAGGCGTTGGTATCCGTTGAGCGGTCGCCCCAGAACCGGAAACCGTTACGCTTAATCAGCGTGGTGATCTCCTTGTTGTTAAGCGCGTTAGCGTCGCTATCCTCAGCCTGAAGCGACCAGAACACTTGTTTTGAAATCCCCAGCACGTTTTTCACCGGCACGTTAGACAGCGACTTATGCCATCCCTGCTCGTTATCAATCAGCGCCCGCAGGCCGCACGCATACGCCGGGGCCGGAAAAACTTCATTCTGGCCGGACTCAGGGTTATAAGCGATAAAGTCAGGCCAGATAAGCATCAGTTCGCGGTAGGCAAAATCAGCCCGGTACGCGATGGCCTCCGCCATCGTGGCGCAACCGTTGCATCCGGCATACACAAACGCCCGCAGCTTCTCAGCAATCACGCACAGGGAAGACGTCACCTCTTTTGTATCGAGATCGGGCGCGGCCAGAATGCGCGGACGGTAGCCGATGTGCTCATCCTGTTCGGCAACCAGCAGCGCATACATTCCCGTATAACTGCCGTCCGCTTCCGTTCCGCCAATCACAAGCTGTGATTGCGTCTTCTCGCCGTCGCCTTCCTTTGCAGCAGGGACGCGTACAACAATCACTTTCGTACTGACCTGATCGGCTATGGCCTTGAGGGATTTATACAACGTGCCGGTTTTACCAGTTTTGCCGAGCACATCATTAACCCGGTTAAACAAAACGGGCTTATTCAAAGGGAAAGTACCCGCATCAGCATCATCAGCCACGGCAACAATCCCAATGACACTGGAATCAATGTCATTAATGGCCGTGACCAGGTCAGTGTTTTCCCTGATGCGCGCACCGTGAAAACGTTGTTCACTCATGTTTTCCACCGTTGCGGTTGTTGAGGTTCCCCGTGATAATCCGCCATCTTCCCCGCCATAGCACTAAACCCGCGTTCTTCCCGTACTGCGACAACAAAAAAGGGTTACGGCTTCCCGCGCGCACGTGTGATCCTTCGGGCAACGGAGGGACAGAACACATGACACCCACAGACGCCATCACACTAAAAATTAACAGCTACATGGACACCCTGAATGACGCGGTGAAAGTGCCTGATTTCAGTATCACTTTGGAGAAAACCAAAGGCGAACCGGACGAACTGGACGACCTCAACAGGCGGGTAATGTCTCTTTCAATGACCGATAACCGGGGCTTCGAAGCCGATCAGGTTGTTATCAGCGTGGACGATACTGACGGCGAAGTGCAGCTCCCAAAGCGCGGCACGAAGCTTGCCGTATCGATGGGATGGAAAGGTGAAGCCCTGATTTACAAGGGGCTGTATATCGTTGACGAGATCTCACACCAGGGCCCGCCAGACCGTCTTGATATCACGGCCAGCAGTGCCGATTTTCGCGCTGAATTCAACGTTAAGCGTGAAGTGTCCTGGCATGATGTGACCGTCGAGCGCGTCGTGTCTGCCATCGCTCACCG